CGGTCACAGTCGATGAGGCTAAAACGCATTTACGCGTTACCGGGAGCGCTGAGGATACTATAATTGAGGCCTATTTGCGGGCGGCAATTCGCTTTGTCGAACAGTACTGCCAAATGTCGCTTTTGGGCGCTACGGTCGTGGAAACTTACCGGAGCTTTCCGGATGATGACCAACCTTTTAATTTGACCTACGCGCCATTTAGCGCGCTCACGTCGATTGGGTATTCTATCAGTACAAATCCGGCAACGTTTACTAATTTGGCGTCGAGTGAATATGTTATTGAAAAGCATACACAGAGCCAAAGGGGAGTAGTTGTTCCCGTCGATGGATGGAACGCAACCGCAGAGCCATTCCAAGTTAAAGTCACGTACTCGACAGGATATGCGAACGCGGCGGCGGTTCCTGCCAATTTAAAGATTGCAGTATTTTTGATCTTAGCAGATATTTACGAAAATCGCACCGATTCACCGTCGGACGCTGTTATACGCGCGTCCGAGCGCTTTATGTCACCCTATACTCGTTTTGTTGTATGATGCGCAACAAAAAAGAAACCATTGGTAAATTAGACCGCCAAATAACAATCCAACGGCGCGCGCTTGTCGAAAACGCGACTGGAGAAAGAGTGGAAACGTGGTCTAACTTGCTGACTGTTTGGGCCGCTGTTATGTACCCAAAAAGCGGAGTTCGTGAGGATGTCACAGAAGGCGCGGTTTATGCAACCAACCGAGCAAACTTCGAGATTCGTAAAACAGATGTAACGGTTATTGATCGGATTGTTTACAATGGTGACAACTGGGACATAATTCGTATATCGGAGCAAGGCAGAAACGATCGTTTAATACTTGAAACGCAAGTCACAGAATGAACGAACAATTAGCAAAGGAAGTTGAGGAGCTGTTAAAAGAGTTTAGGCAGATAGCGCGCAACGCCAAGCGCGGGACAAGCGCGATTCTAACCAAGTCAGCCAAGCCGGTAGTAGCAGCCCTTTACCGGGCAGCGCCACACGGCCGCAAAGTCCATAAACGGTACAGCACTGCAAAACTTGTTAAAAGTATGCGAGCGCCAAAGGGCCGAGGCAATGTAGTAGCGACCTATTATCCTGGCAACCTCGCTGCATCGTTTGACGTACTACGGTTTAGGCAAAGCAAGTACGCCGTTTTTGTAGGCGCTAAATTAGCAAAGGGAACCGCTCAGGGCGTTTTTGGGCCATTTGGCAAAACGGACGGATACTACGCTCACATGATCGAGAAAGGCACGCGCCACACGCCGCCAAGACCGTTTATTTTGCCGACGTGGATAATGATGAAAGAGCGCACACAAAAAACGATTGTAGAGGGCTTAAAAGCCAAAATCAAACGCCTAAAAAAAGTATAATGAACGTTCAAGGCCCAATCCGAAAAATAATAGCAGATAACACCGATGCGTTTGCCATCTTTGGCACTCGCGTTTATCCGGTAGTTGCGCCGCAAAGCGCTGCACTTCCATTCGCTGTTGTTACGGTAGTAGGCTCTAATCCAGCGCACAACAAATCGGCGGCAAGTTGGGTAGATAATGTTTTGGTTGAGGTCGCAATTTGGGGAGTATCGTTCGATGAAACGCGACAAGCAGAGGAAGCATTTAGGCGCGCAATAGATTTTTTTCGCGGCGATGTTACATTTCAACTTGAACTAACTGCAATAGATGGAATAAGATACGAGCAAGTTAGGCAGATTTACGACAATGACTCCGGCTACCATTGCCACATTGCACAATATACGGTTAGGATTAATCGACAAAATCAGGTCGGCCCGCCATTGCCCGTTAAGGGTTTATTTTTTCGCGATGATAGTGAAGCAATTGCCGACGGATTAAACGTTGGCGATCTTTACTTTTTAACACAGGATAATTACTACGGTATGCCTTATGGCATCCTTAAAATGATAGGATAATGAAATACCTTTTAATAATTGCCGCGCTTTTTTGCAGTTTATCGCAAATTTCCGCACAAAATAACATTACATACGGCGCCGGAATTAGTTATACTAACGGCGCGCCTTCATTTGTGCCTCCTGCACGTACTTCGCGAGTTGCTATTGACACCGTAACAGGGAAATGGTATCACTACAACACGCCCGGAGGATGGCAATTACTTGGAAACACAATCGAGGAAATTGCAGGATGCACGACACCGGCATACACTCCCACGAAAGGCGATAGTAAGGTAGTAATTAATGATTGTACGACTCCGGAGGTTTATTTTTATAATGGCTCTACATGGGTTCAAATTGGCAGCGGCTCTACTTTGGCCGCAGGCGAAGGCATTAGGATTGAGAACGATACAATTATACTTGACAGCCTTAATTACCTGCAATTTCGCACAGGCAGTGCGCTTGATGGCTCAGTTGGTCGTGTCCAATGGAATGACACGGATGGAACACTTACTTTGCTATTAAAGGGCGGCAATGTAACTTTACAAATAGGAGAGAAAGAAGTAAGTTTAGTGAAGCATGCTGATAACACAGGACTTACAGAGGGTAAAGTAGTGTACATTGTAGGCGCAGATGGAACAAATAAAACGGTACGCTATGCACTTGCAGCAGCAGATGCAACAAGCGCTACCACGTTTGGGTTAATGACAGAAAGTGCCACAGGCGGAAACAAAGCATTTTGCACGACGTTCGGTTTGGTTCGCAACCTTAACACTACTAACCTAACAGAAGGCGACATAGTATGGTTATCAGCCGACACCGCAGGAGCAATGACAGCCGTAAGACCAACAGCTCCCAAACATGGCGTAATGATTGGATTTTGTGTTCGCAAACATGCAACGCAGGGCGCTATTTTTGTACAAGTGCAAAACGGATATGAGCTTAACGAACTACACGACGTTTTTGTGCCGAATCCTATCAATAACCAGGTATTAACTTGGGATAACATTGACAAGCGATGGGAGGCAAAAACCGTTGCAGATAGTAGTGCTACCAACGAGCTGCAAACACTGTCAGTAGCAACAAACACAGCTACTCTTTCAAACAGTGGAGGGTCGGTAACTATTGCAGGCGCTGGTATTAATACAGTAGGTACATCCGGCACTACCATTACGGTCACGGGCACGGAAGTAGATGGATCGGTAAGTAACGAGCTGCAAACGCTATCCACCGGAACCAATACTCTAACCTTATCAAATGGAGGCGGCACTGTTACGGTTGATACCGATCCGGCAAGCGACGTGATAGGGTCGGGCGCAAGTGGGCAGGTATCGTTTTGGACAGGAACGCAAACTCAAGCAGGAGACAACGCTTTTGTTTGGGACAATACCAATAAACGTTTAGGTGTTGGTGCAAGCGTGGCAAATACAGGTACTTTTAATGTTAGAGGCGCAACAACGAGTACATCCACTTGGACAGCGCAATTCCACAACAGTGCAGGCAATAATAATGCATTGATGGTTCGTGATGATGGGAACGTTGGGATAGGCACAAACGCACCAGGAACAAGATTAGCAGTAGATGGTACTGTTGGATTTGAAAACTCTTCCACCTCTTTCGATGGGGGTATTTTAAGTGCCGATTTGTCAAGCACAGGAAGTGGAACAAATTGGACTGGCACTTCTTTTTCTTCTGGATATACCCACACTGTTGGTAGTACAGCTCCTTTAATTGGGGTTTTTGCACCTACTATTGGTTTTGTGTATCAAGTTCAATACACAGTAACAGGTAGAACGGCTGGTAGTTTTACCTTTACATTTGGAGGTTACACGAGCGGTGCAATATCTACAAATGTTACAGATGTAAACGTTTCAGAAGCAGCATCAACAAATGGGGCTTTAACGATAACTCCAACATCTACATTTAACGGAACGGTTGTGTTTATAATCAGAAGAATAACAAGTGGAAGTGCGACATTTACTGGAAGGAGGTCAGATGGAGCTATTGCTTTTGAACAACGATACAGCTCTATTAATAGCAATATATTTATGGGTATTTCTGCTGGAGGGTTCAACACAACAGGAACAACAAATATTTTTCAAGGATTTCAGGCAGGATCTATTAATACAACAGGGAGTGGTAATATCTTTTATGGATATAGAGCTGGATATGTAAATACGACTGGTAGTTTTAATATTTTTGAAGGATATGAAGCTGGATCAAGCAATACCACAGGAAGCAATAATGTTATTCAAGGCTATCAAGCAGGGAGAAACAATACTACGGGGATCGAAAATGTATTTCAGGGCAGATCTGCCGGTTTTAGCAATACTACAGGAAATTATAATATGTTTCAGGGTAGATCTTCTGGAACTGCAAATACAACTGGAAGTGATAATATTTTTAAAGGATTTGGCGCAGGAGGTAGCAATAAAACAGGGTCAAGAAATATAGCAATAGGAACAAGCGCAGGTACTTACTTTGGAGCAACCGGAGTAAACCCTGACACCTTAATGAATAACTCAATATTAATTGGCTACGACACAAGAAATCTGGGAACTTCACAGACAAATCAAATTGTAATAGGTTATCAAACCGTAGGACTTGGCTCAAATACTACACGAATAGGCAATACTAGCACAACGCAAACACACCTTGATGGCTCCTTAACGCTTGGCGATGCAACATTAGACGCAAGCGCGGTATTGGATATAAGCAGCACGACACGAGGAGTACTTTTCCCTCGCATGACAACAGCGCAACGCGACCTAATAACAACACCAGCCGATGGCCTTGTAATTTACAACACAACAGCCAACAAACTGCAAGTCAGGGCGGCAGGCGTTTGGGTTGACCTTCACTAAAAAACAAACATACAATGAAAAATACACTAATATTTACCCTTCTCCTAACAGCGCTACAAATGCAAGCGCAAACAATAATCACAGATACCACGTTCATCACGCCAACAGCGCAGGGGTTATACCTTACGCATTTGACGATTGACGATCAAGGCAAGCGCACCCAAACAGACGTACCAATTACGGACACCGTACAGCAGGTGCAAGCGCTCAGGCAGTTGTCATCGCAGGAAATAGGCAGGCGGGTAGCAGATATGCGAGTGGTGCAAAAATACCGGGCAGAGATAGGAGGAATGATTCGAGATGGCAACCAAATAGAAAGCGCTTACGGAGTAATTTTATTCGATACAACAGGCCAAAAAGAACTAACCCTACAAACGTGGGCACTCAAAGGTTACACGCAACAAACGACTATATTTTTTAGAGTGGTTAAAGTGCAAGGTTTAGAACGTTTGCAGTGGTCGTTTACAAAGGCGGCAGGAACTTGGAAGCGGGCCTACTATTCACCGGGCTATCTTCGTTTGACTGAATGGAATGTGGAAGGCTTTATTGAGTATTTCCAAAATGGAAATAACTGGTATTCATTGGGCACGGATTATGTTATTCGGCCCGTAACGGTTGTAAAGCGATGATGGAATTTTTAAAGTACGCACTTTTTGGAATTTTCGCCGGTTTTGGATTTATGGCCGGTATGGTTTGTTTTACTTGGATTGAGGATAATTTTAAGCGACCGAAAAAAAGATTTTAAGACAAATACCCAAATAAACAAATGCAACAACTATACGACCTCTTCGCCGCTAAACTAAAAGATCAAGGACTTTCGGTTATTTTTTTCGTTGGTTCTACTTGGTTTTTTTTCAATATGTGGGGATCGACTGAGAAAAAATTGGAATCCAAGATCGAAGACTTAAACGCGCTTTTGGTTAATTGCGATCGAGAGCGTAAAGATTTGGCCGTTGAGGTCGCTAAAATGCAAGAACGCTTAAACGCTATTCAATTAAAAAAGTAATGGACAGATACCAATTTATTAAACAATGGGTAGATCAGTCAGCAGGCGGAAAAGTTTATTTACCTGGCTATTGCGTTCGTTTAGGAGCAGACGCAAAGGCACTGTTAGAGCAGGGTATTATAAAACCGATTGCAGACTTTACACTTTGTCGAAAAAACGCGTTAGCGGATAACGCTTGCACGCCCTTGACAGTAGAACAAGCCGCTGCCCTTGAAACGTTCGAGCCGTCAATCGCTGACGAAATAACAATACCTACACCGCCCAAATCCTTTTCACGTTCTAAATAAATTCCATTATGCCAACAACAGGCGTTTTAAATTCCCGTTTGGCAGTAATACAAGTCGGAGCCGCGACCATTACTTGCCTCGTAGATGCCAATTTGAGTATCTCAATGTCGCCTCGCGACACCACTTGCAAAGATACCGATTCGTGGGGTAGTCAGCTTCCCGGCCGGTTGTCGTGGGAGATGTCCGGTAGTGCCATGTTTGCATGGGACAGCACCTACACTTTTGACGATCTGTTTGCCCTTATTAATGCCGGCACAACCGCCACAATCAAATGGGGGACGACCGTTTCAGGGGACAAGATCTACTCCGGTACTGGTATGCTTACAAGCCTAAGCGCATCTTCATCCGGAGTCGATGAAAATGTAACCTACGACTTCACTTTTGTAGGAACCGGTGCTTTATCTGAAACAACAAATCCTTAATTCTTGGCCCGGCTTATGTCGGGCCTTATTTCTTTTTTTGAACTATGGTCAATTATTTAGATTTCAACGGACAACAAACGCCTATCAAATTTGGATTTGGCGCACTTTACCACTACGAAAAACTAACAGGCCGCACAGCTTTACGCGATTTTTCGCAGTCCATTCAAGGCGGCGAAGTGGAGATCAAAATTAGCTTTATTGCCGATCTTGCATTTTCAGGTTTTACCAACGGCGGCAAAGCAACAAAAAAACCTTTTGCGGCATCAGTTGAAGATGTTGCCGACTGGTTAACAGGAGAAACAATCGCTAAAATAATGGAGCTTTTTGCCGACTCAATGCCAAAGGCGAAAGGAGGTGAAGCGCAATCGGGGGAGCCACAGCCGACAGCCTAACGGATTGGGAGTCGCTCGAACAAACGGCGGCTTGGGTTGGTTTGTCGGAGGATGATTTTTACAACACTTCGCCGCGGTATTTTACGGCAATGGTCAAGGCGAAGAATGATCAAATGAAGGAATCTTGGATTCAAGCGCGTCAAATTG